TTTTCAACTCAATGCTTATTGCTGGGACTACTTTAATAGGTTTAAATACTTTAAATAGTATAGTTAAACCTAAATCTCCACAAAAAGAAAAAATTGAAGGTTAATGTTGTTAGAAAAAGGAAGTAAAGGAAGGGTAGTAAGAGAAATCCAAACTCTATTAGATTTTCATGGGTTTTGGACTTATCATACTTTTACTGAGTATTTTGGAGACATAACTGAAAAAGCAGTTATTAAATTTCAAAAAGCTAAAGGTTTACTAGTTGATGGGAAAGTAGGAGATGATACCTATAGAAAACTCCTTAAAAATGTTGATGCTGATGCTATTAGCTTTTCTGATTCTTTACCTATTAAAGACACAGACAACAAACTAGAATACAAAGGAACATATTTAACCCAAAATGGACTTAGAATTGATCGTGCTTATTTAGATTCTGACGAGTACATCACAGATTATGGAAAAATAGAACCAGTAAATTTTATAATCCATGATACTGCAGGATGGGACAACCCATACAATACTATACATTCCTGGAATATTGATAAAAGAGGACGAGTAGCTACTCAATACTGTATCGGAGGACTAAACGTTTTAGGAAATACTAAATACGATGGTAAAGTAGTAGAAAGTTTTCCTAACAATTATTTAGGGTGGCATACAGGACAAGTAGGAAGTTTTGAGTATGTTTCTAAGCGTTCTGTTGGAGTAGAACTAAACAATTTTGGTTTTCTTAAAGAAGTAAATGGCAAGTTTTACACTTATACTAACGTAGAAGTACCTGAAGATCAAATATGTGATTTAGGTTTTAAATTTAAAGGCCATCAATTTTATCACAAATACGGTGACAAACAAATTGAAAATTTAGGTTTACTTATAAAACACATTCGAAAAATTTATCCACAAATACCTTTAGGAGACGGACTTCCTGCTTTACTACGCAGAGGAATTTCTCCTCAAGAAGCATTTAGTTTTAATGAAGAAGCATATTGGGGTAGGATCCATGGAACTTGGACTCACACAAATGTAAGATCTGACAAATTAGACTGTTCCCCCCAACCTGCTCTCATAGAGCTTCTTAAAACTATAAAATGATAAACAAATCCATTACATTATCTATTATGTTAGCTAAATTAGGAAAATGGTCTATAGCTGGCCTGATATCATTTTTGATAACTTATTTTGCTGAAATTACTTTACATTACTTAGAACAGTATGTTGTAGTAATAAGTTTAATATTTACTGATGGAATTTTCGGCTTAATCGCAGGAGTTAAAAGAGAAGGATTTAGAACACACAGAGCTATAAAAATTCTTCAAACAGCTGTAGCATGGATTGGGTTTTTAACAATTCTTTTAACAGTAGAAAAAGCTTTCCCTCAAATGTATTGGATTAGTGAAACCATACTATTGCCTTGGATAGTATTTGAAATTATAAGTATAATAAAAAACATGGCGGGGTGTGGGTATATTAAATGGGAAACTTTACTTGTGATTTTAAGTAAAATAGACACTCACAAACATGAACCTCTTCCACCTAAAAAGAAAAGAGGAAGACCTCAAACAAAATAAAAATACAAAAAGTTATGTTAAATCAATTTAAGAAATACATATTTCCTTCTTTAATAGCCTTGTCAGCCTTATCTATAAGTGCTTCAGCTGCTTACTATTCAGTTTATGGATTATCTAGATTATTTAGTGGGGCAGCTTTAGCTATTATCATAATGGCAGGAGCTTTAGAAATTTCTAAATTAGTCATAGCTTCTTCTCTTCACCGTTATTGGACCACGTTAAATAAATGGTTAAAAACTTATTTAATAATTGCTCTTGTGTCTTTAATGAGTATTACAAGTGCTGGAATTTATGGATTTTTAACCAGTGCTTATCAAGAAACCTCCAGCAAATCTAAGGTTGTAGAAAAAGAAATACTTCTTATTGAAAACAAGAAAAAACAATTCTACAATAGTATTACTAGAGACAGTACTACTATAGTTACAAAAAACAAACGAGTTTTGTCTTTAACAGAATTAAGACAACAACAAGAAACTCGCTTGGATTCTCTTTATCAGAAAGGATGGTATAATAGTGCAAGACAAACAGAAACAATAATTAAAGAAGCCAATGAAGATTTAAAAACACTAGAATTTGAAATTGACACCTTAAATTTAAGTATTTCTTCATACAACGATTCATTAACTGTTTTAGATAAACAAATATTTGAAGCACAGTTAAATAATGAAGCAGCAGCAGAATTAGGTCCTTTAAAATACGTAGCAGAACTAACTGGAAAATCCATGGACACTGTTATAAACTGGTTTATGTTGCTTTTAATTTTTGTATTTGATCCTTTAGCTATTGCTTTAGTCATAGCAGCTAACTTTGCCTTTTCCAGTATTGGATACAAAAAAATAGAAGAAATAGAACTAGAAATAGATGAAGATGAATGGGAAGACAATCAAGAAGAATCAGATACAATAGAAGAAACCACAGAAAATTTAGAAGAATCTGATGTGTCTGAATCTTCTAAATATCCTAATTTGTATCCTAAAGATGAAATAGAAAAACTTCAAAGAGAAAAAGAAAAAATAATAAACTCTAGTCTTTCTACCAGAAAAAGAATAAAAGAAATAAACAAAATAGACAACAAAATAAAAGAACATCTTTCTAATTCTGACAACATAATAACCTATTAAAGTTTTTTATAAGGTTTAAAAGATACTTTTTATTTCGTAAAAATTTTCGTATATTTATCTAAAATAATAAAGTTATGATAAAAGTATCTCATGAAGTCCCTTTTTGTCTTTTACAAGATAGTTTAAAATTCAACGATTACGATTATTGTCTTCCTCATCTTTTAGATGAAAGTAAAAAATATCAAGAATTTTTTATAGAATCCAAAAAACAAAACAGGTACATAGTAATGGATAACTCGCTTCACGAGTTAGGAACACCGTATTCTGAAGATCGTTTATGGTACTGGTTAAATGAGCTTAAACCCGATGAATTTATAGTACCTGATTACTGGGAAAACAAAACTCAAACTTTAGTTTCAGCTAAAGAATGGATATCTAAAAAGTATCCTTCAAATACTACCCTAGTAGCAGTAGTTCAAGGCAAGTCTAAAGCAGAAGCTATAGAATGCTATATTATTTTAAAAGACATAGGATATAAAAAAATAGCTTTTTCATATGGTGCTGAGTTTTATGGAAAGGAGTTTGGGTTCTTGTCTAAATTTCAAGCAAAAACACTTGGAAGAGTAAAATTAATTCATGATCTTTACAAAGACGGAATTATTAAATTCAATGACAGAATCCATTTATTAGGTTGTAATCTTCCCCAAGAATTCCAGTGGTATCAAGGTTTTGATTTTATTGAATCTATAGACACTTCTAATCCTATAATGGCTGCTTTAGAAAACAAATTATACACAGCTGGGGGGCTTTTAGACAAACCATCAGCAAACATGAACACTCATAAAGACATTTCAAAATCTAAAATCCACATGACTATACTTAAAGCTAATATTACTTTATTTCGTAAAATAAACTTCTTATGATTGATAAAAGATCTGTCCCCATTAAAACTAAAATTTTATTGAATAATGAAGAAATTTCAAGAGATTTCTTTATAGAAAAGTCTAAAGACTATTCTTCATCTCAAATTAGTATTTTTTTAAAAATCATTAAACAAGGAGGAATCCTATACATAAAAGAAGACAAGTATCAATTTATTCCTCTTGATACAACTTTTGAAATTCAACCTAATATAGACACTAAAACTATATTTTTAAAAGACTCTAATGAAAATTTGGAATTTTAATTTAATTTTTATATCTTAATCTTATGGCAAGTACAAAACAAAAACTCGAATGCTTAAAAGGATGGTTAGCCTTTATTGAAGGTGAAAAAATTCGTAAAAAGAAAAAAAATGGAAAAAAATTATCACGGAACTCCTCAAGAAATTGAATGGAAAAAACTAGTAAGTAAATTAATGTCTTCATGGGCTCGTTTAAGACTGTCTAATGAAGATGAAGAAACAATTAAAAAAATAGCAAGCAAATTATGAACAAAAATAAAAGTATAGTTTTATCTTTAAGTGGAGGTATGGATAGCTCTACTTTACTCCTTCGTTGCTTAAAGGAATACAAAAAAGTAACTGCTATTTCATTTGATTATGGTCAAAAACACAGAGTTGAACTTGAACGTGCTCAATCATTAGTAGATTACATCAATGAAGTTTTCATGGAACACAGTAAAAAAGACGAAAACTTTAATACTTTTTATCCTATTGTTTATAAAACCATTAAACTTGAGGGTTTATCTGAACTTTTAAATTCTAGTTTGGTTAGTGGAGGAGAAGATGTTCCTGAAGGACACTATGCTGAAGAAAACATGAAAGCAACAGTTGTTCCTAACCGTAACAAAATATTCGCTTCAATCGTACAAGCAGTTGCACTTTCAGTTGCAGATAAAACAAGTGGACACTGTGACATCGCTTTAGGAATACATGCAGGCGATCATGCAATTTACCCTGATTGTAGACAAGAATTTAGAGACGCTGACGATCATGCTTTCCGAATTGGAAATTGGGGATCTGAAAAAGTTGGTTACTTTACACCATACCTTGAAGGTGATAAATTTACCATTTTACAAGATGGAGAAGTACTATGTGAAGAACTAGGTTTAGATTTTGATGAAGTATACAAAAGAACCAATACATCATATAAACCTATTTTTATAGAATGGCAAACCCAAGCCCCAAGATGGTACTCAGACTACAAATCAGCATCATCAGTTGAGCGAGTAGAGGCGTTTATTAAGCTAGGACGTCCTGATCCTGTTGGGTATGCTGATGAAACTGGTCCTGTAACTTGGGAAGTAGCTAAGGCACATGTAGAACAAGTTTTAGCAGAAC